CGACGTCATCGGCGCCACCCTGCTGGCCCACGCCAAGGCGAAGGGCAAGATCGCGTTGCTGGCGGCCGAGGTCGACTCCACGCCGGAGCAGGCCATCACCATGGCCACGACACTGACGTCTGCCGGTGGCGAGTACGGCGGCATCTTCTACCCGCACCTGGTCATCCCGGACGGTTCCGGGACCCGCACCATCTCACCGGAAGGGTACGTTGCCGCTGCCAGGGCCCGAGCCCATGTGGCCACCGGGTTCTGGCAGGCGCCCCCCGGTGACCGGGCCCGCACCCAATGGGTCCTCGGCACGGTCCAGCCCGTCGACACGGCCGCGAACAACCTGCTCGCCGCCGGCCTCGTCAACGGGATCGTCACGACCGGGACGAGGGTCCGGCTCTACAACTGGGTGTCCCTGGCCGTGGATCAGGAAAACCTGTCCCTGCTCTCGTCCCGGGACGTCTTCAACTCACTCGCCATCCGGCTCGCAGACGCCCTGGAACCGTTCGTGTTCGCGACCATTGACGGGCGCGGGCACCTGCTCTCCAAGATCGAATCCGCCGCCGTCGGTGTCCTGGACCCCGTCGCCCGCGCCGGCGGCCTGTTCCCGCGCACCGTGGACGGGCAGGAAATCGACCCCGGCTACAAGGTCGTCGTCGACGCAACCCTGAACAGTGCCGAATCGCTGTCCAAGAACCAGGTCATCGTCTCCACCAGTGTGCGCCTGTCCCCCATGGCGGCACTGATCAAGGCGGAAATCGTCAAGGTCGCCGTCACCGACGCCATCTAAGCAAACCTCACGAAAGGAGCACCTTACCGTGACTCTCGCAACAAAGCGGCAATTCATCGTCTCCATTGCCGGGATCCCCGGCAACTGGGAATCGTCCTCCGGCGGTGACGTCACGGCCGGCGGCACGAAAGTGTACGACGGCGGTGCAGACGTCCCCAACATTCTCGGCGGCCTGCCGGAAACCTCCGACCTGGAGCTGACCCGCACCTTCGACCCCGACCGGGACGTGGAACTCCTCACCGCCCTGCGGAAGGTCGTGGGCCGTGGCCGGTTCACCCTCACCCGGCAGGCCACGGACGCGAACCGGGTGAAGATCGGCAAGCCCGAAACACATGCGAACGCGCTCCTGATCGGCGTCACAGCCCCGGAGCATGAGGAAGGGTCCGCGGACTCCTCCCCGGTGAAGCTGACGTTCATGACTGCCGGCGCCGCATAGGCGCCGGGCCTTAGATGTCCCCGTCCTCTCGTGGGGTTGGGCGGGGCAAACACCGTGGGACGGGTGCGTTAGTCGTCGCAGCACAGAGTTGCTGGACACACCACCCGTCCCACATCCATTTAACGTTCCGGGCGACTCTGCAAGGGATGGCCACCCACACAGGGCGGCCCTGATCAGAGCAGGACACAAACCCCATGAGTGAATCCACCTTCGGCGGCTACGCAACCGAAACCGAACCCACCAGCAACGCATCTGCAGCGCCTGCCGAGGCGGTGGCCGGGCTGTCGATCTTTGACGAGATCCTCCAGGAAGCCGACGTCGAGCAGGACTTTGAAGAGTTCTTCAACGTCCGCGGTCGTGACGGCATCACCGTTTCCTTCAACACCGACATTGGTTCCCGCGACATCAAGCGGTGGGCTGACCTCGGCCAGGGCAAGCGGAAGCGGTCCAAGGACGCCGACCAGCGCCTCATCGCCGGGTCTTGCATCGTCGAACGGAACACCGGCATCTACAAGAACGGTGTGCAGGCCGTCGACGGGACCGGTGAACCGCTGACGTTCCGCCACAAGGCCTTCATCGACACCTACGCGAAAGACGTGTTCGTGAAGACCGCCATTGACGCCGTCGTGAAGTTCATGGGCGAGGGGCAAATGTTCTCCATGAACGCGGCGCTCTACGAGCTCGCCGGGTTCGGGGATGACATCGCCCCGTGGACCCTACCAACGGTTAGCCGACCGGCTAGCCGAGAACACCAGCTTCCAGTACTGGGCGGTCGTCGCACACACGCTCCGCCTGGACCCCGTCACCGTGATGGAGGAAACCAGCGAACACAGGATGGCCATCCGGGCCGGTGCGGCCAAGGTCGTCTGGGCCAGGCAGAAGCAAGAAATCAATGAAATGAAGGCCAAATAATCGTGAGGGGCGCCGGTGGCTACTGAAGAACGGGTTGTCCTTGTAGCGCAACTGCAGGACGAGCTGTCGGCGCCCCTCGACGCGGTCTCCAAAGCTGTTGATGACCTGGGCAAATCCACGGACCAGGCCCGCGGCGCGAACGGGAAACTGGTTCGCTCCGTCGAAGAGACCACGAAGGCGACAAACACCGCCCGGGACGCCAGTGGCCGGTTCTCGAAGACGCTTCAGCAGGTCAGCGGAGACGCTGACTCGTCCACGAGGACCATGGGCCGGATGGGGCGGGCCATCCAGCAAGTCACCAACCCTATACGCAACGTCGCCGGGGCCGTGCGCACCGGCATCAGCGCCCCGTTCGTGGCCGCAGGCACCGCGGTGCGGGGTGCGGCGTCCCGTATCGGGGCGATGATCCCCAACTTCATCAGCAAGCCGTTCACGGCGGCCGGGCAAGCCGTCGGGAAAGCCACCTCCTCGATGGTTTCCGGGGCTGTGACTGGATTCCAGAAGATCGGGTCGGCAGCCGGCCGGGCCGCCTCCACCGTCGGCGGTGCGCTCGGGTCCAGCATCAAGAACGTTGCCGTGTCCGGGGTCAAGTCTGTCGGCCTGATCGCCGGCGCGCTCGGCGGGGTGGCCCTGGCTGGCGGTATTGCCCGGTCCCTGAACATCGAGGAAGCCCAGGCAAAACTCAAGGGCCTGGGCCACTCGGCCTCGTCGGTGGACGAGATCATGAAAAACGCGAGTGCCAGCGTGAAAGGCACAGCTTTCGGGCTGGGAGACGCAGCCGGAGTCGCAGCCGGTGCCGTGGCCGCCGGCATCAAACCCGGCAAGGACCTCGAACGGGTCCTCAAGCTCGTCGGCGACGGCGCAACGATCGCCGGTATGGACATGTCCTCGATGGGCTCCATTTTCAACAAGGTCGCCGCCTCCGGGAAGCTCCAGGGCGACGTCATCGCCCAGCTCCAGGACTCCGGCGTGCCCATCCTGCAGCTCGTGTCCAAACAGATGGGCGTCACGGCCGAGGAAGCCGCCAAAATGGCCTCCGACGGGAAAGTCTCCTTCGAGACCTTTACGAAGGCCATGGAAGCCGGACTTGGCGGGGCCGCACTGAAGTCAGGGGAAACCTTCAAGGGCGCCCTCGCCAACACGAAAGCCGCCCTGGGCCGTATTGGAGAAACGATCGCGAAGCCGTTCTTGGGCTTCATCAAGGCCGGATTCAACGCGGCCATCCCGCTCTTCGACTCCCTGAATACGGCCATGAAGCCAGTGATGGCCCTGGTCGAATCCAAGCTGGCGTCCATCGCCCCGAAGCTCGCCACCATGGGCGGCGGAATCACCGGCCTCGTTGCGCTCCTGCGCGGCGACTTCACGCCGGCCCTGACCAAAGCTTTTGGGTGGCAAGAAGACTCGGGAATTATCGACTTCATCCTGAAGCTCGGTGACGGGTTCGGTGCCTTCATGGACCGCATCAAACCCCTCCTCGGCCCCCTTCTGGGTGGGCTGGCTGCCATGGCTACGACCTTCGGCTCCTCGATCCCGATCATCGGCCAATTCCTCCCCGCCTTGAACCCCCTGGTCGGGATCATTGCCGGTCTGGTGGCTACGTCCCCGGCGATCCGGTCCTCCCTCGGCGAGGCGTTCTCGTCCTTGATGCCCGTCTTCCAGCAGCTCCTCGGTGCGCTGGGGCCGGTCATGGCCGCCTTCGGCGATTTCACCGCATCTTTGGGCCTTGCCCTGGCCCCTGCCATCCCCGTGGTGGCCGAACTCGTGGCAACGCTGGTGGGCACCGTGGCTGATCTGATCCCGGTTTTGCTGCCCGTCGTGCAGGCCATCCTCGGCGTCGGAATCGCCCTCGTACAGGGCCTGATGCCGATCCTGCCCGTCGTCTCAGGCCTGCTCGGCACCGTCGTCGGCGTCGTCGCGCAGCTGATCCCGGTCCTGATGCCGATCATCCTGCTGGTGGTCGACTTGGCCCGAAAATTGATCTCCGCCCTGATGCCGGTAATACCGCCGATCATCGAAATTTTCACCGAATTGGTGGGCATGATCGCGGGCCTCCTCGTCCCGATCCTGACCGCGCTGCTACCGCCGATCATGGGCGTCATCGAAGCCCTGTTCCCGCTGCTGCCCGCGGTCACGGACATCATCATGATTTTCGTCGAGCTGATCTCGGCCGTCCTGACGCCCCTGATGCCGCTCCTGACGATGGTCGCGAACCTGGTGACCACCGTCCTCGTCGCAGCCCTGAACATCCTGATGCCAATCGTCGGGCTTCTGGTCGGCGCGTTCGTGAAACTCGTCGACTACCTGAAGGGCCCCCTCGGGTCCGCGATCGACTGGATTGCCAGCCTCTTCCGCGGCCTGTCCGACCTCCTAGGCCCGATCCTCGACGGAATCGGAAAGGTGGCCGGGGCTGTCGGCGGCGGCATCGGGAAAGCCCTCGGCGGGCTCAAGGGCATGCTCGGCCTGGCCGGCGGCGGCATCATCGGGTACGCCGGCGGCGGTACCGTCCTGGGAGGGTACGCACCCGGTGTGGACCGTGTCCCGGCCCTGCTGTCCCCCGGCGAGTCCGTGCTGGTCCCCGAACTGACGAGGGCGATTGGGCCGCGGAACATCCTGGCCGCGAACCACGCAGCATCCGGCGGCCGCGCGCCCGGCTCCACCGGCGGGTTCTCCCGCACACCCCCACCCCCAGGGCCTTCATCATCAGGGGGTGGCGGCGTCGGCGTGCTGGTCGCTGAGGGTGCCGTGCAGATCACCGTCGTGGCCCAGCCCGGCGACTCCGCGGAGGACCTGGCCGACGAAGTTTGGGACAAATTTGAAGAGAAACTCGAAGAGTGGAAGCGGAGGGGATACTAGTGGGTGCCGTCACAATCCTGGTGAACAAACCAGCCACATCAAACACCATGAAGTTCACGACAGACGACGGATTCACCGGATCCATGCACACCACCCCCACAGGGTTCACGTACAAGGACATCCCCAACTTCGGGCAGGCCGATCGCGAAGGCAAGAAGGCCATCACCCGCATGGTCTCCCCCGGCCTGCGCCAGCTTTCCTTCACGCACACCGTGGCCGCCCTGGACTACCAGGCATCCATCCAGGCCGTGGCGCAGCGCTTCACGAACACGGCAGCCCGCGGAACGAAAGTCCGCTTCACCGGCGGCAGTGGTCCGTTCGAGCAGCCGTGCTGGTGGTTCATCAAAGACCTCTCGGTCACGACCGTCCAACGCGCCCGCAACAACGAACCCTCCCGCGTGGAGATCTCGTGGCAGCTCGAGGAAGCCGTCGACGTGACAGCGAACATCATCAGGCCCAAACCGGTCGCGAAGAAGCCCGTCTCAGCAACCCCGCCCCGCCCCGTGGCCGCCCCCGTGCGCACGTACAAGGTTGTCTCCGGAGACACGCTGTGGGGCATCGCGCTCCGGTTCTGGCGCAACGGCGCCCGCTGGCCCGAAATCTACCAAGCCAACATCGCCGTCATCGGCCGAAACCCCAACCTCATCTTTCCCGGCCAGGTGTACAGGATCCCCGGATAATGGTCACGACCCTCGACAAAAACAAGCTCATGAGCATCCGTGTGACCGGCAAGGGCCTGCAGGCTGACTTGGTCGACTCCTGCACGAAAGCGGCGTTCTCCACCGCCTGCGACGCGGTCACGGAAATGTCGCTGACATTCCTGGACAGCATGGATCTGGCCATCTTCCGATCCGGGGTGCTCTCATCCGGGGCGACCGTCACCTATGGGGGCTGGAACATGCTCGCCCGCACCCAGGACCTGAAATCCGGGAGCGTCGGGCCGGAACTCACGGTCAAAGCCCCCAGCTTGTTTGTGGAGCGGCTGCGGGCCCAGACCGGGGAGAAGTCGTGGGGCCGGGTGGATGTCTCCGCCTGGGCCGCCGGCATCGCCAAGAGTGTGGGCCTGGACCCGATCGTCCAGCCCGGCCTCGGGCACCAGACGCTGGTGCGCGCTAAGCCGGAGGGAACGGACCGGGAGTCATCCTGGGACGTCCTCACGTCCGCCGCGACGGCCGCCGGTGTCTGGCTCTTCGAGTACGGGAACAAGCTGGTGTTCGCGAAACCTTCATGGCTCATCAAGACACCGTGGGCGCGCCGGAGCTGGGATCTGGTCTGGGATGACTGGTTCACGTACTCGGACGGCATGACGGGCATGCCCGAATACTCCAAGGATCCCAACTCCAACCCTGCCGAAAACCTTCTAGTGAAACTGATTTCCCCTGACGCGGACCAGGCACGGCCCGGGGACGCCGTCGTACTCGCTGGCAGGAACGCCGGCGACATGCGGGGCACGTGGATTGTGAAATCCGTGGGATACCCCATGACGGTGGCCGCGCCCGTGACCGTGGCCTGTGTGCGTCCCGTTGACCCGACCATCCCGCCCGAAGGGACCGGGGCGAAGTCCACCAGCACCGGCGGCACCAGCAGCGCCGCATCATCTGCGAACAGCAGCGCCGTTGACCGGTACGTCACCAGCGTCAACGGCAAGACCATAGACGTGGACAGTGCAAACGGTGGCCAGTGCGTGGATTTGGCCGCCCACTACACCACGAATGTGGTGGGTGGCGGCAACGTCTTCGGCAACGGACGCGACTGGTACAACAACCAGACAGCACTGGCCGCCTACACGCAAGTATCGGCAGGGTCGAAAGCTCAGAAGGGTGACGTCGCCTGCTGGGGCTCCAGCTGGGGTGGCGGGTACGGGCACGTCGCCATCGTCCTCGAAGACCTCGGCAGCAGCCTGAAGACCTTGACACAGAACCCGGGGGCCGTGCATATCGAGAACCTCGGCAAGAACGGGCTCATGGGGTACTTGCGGCCGAAGAAGGCACTCAAATGATGTGGGCGTGGTTGATGATCGGGCGCGTGTCCCGCCTCGTGGATGACCTGCGGGAGCCGGCCAGCGCCGACGACGCGTGGGCATCCTACGAGGGTGCCCCGTTGATGGTGGCTGAGGCGGTGGGGCAGGCTGTGGCCGCGTGGGGGGCCTGGCTGCCGCTGGCTGACCGGGAGCTGGCCGGGGTGTTGTCCCGGGACGGGCGTGAAACCCGCGTGGATGGTGCGCCGGCGGGTGCCGTGGTGCAGCTGGCCGACGGCCGCCTGGGCCTGGTCGTGGTCGGCGGGGTCGTGGAGTCGTACGGGCCGGGGCTGTGCATTGTGGCTCCCACCCCGGGCCGGTACGTGCGGGCATGGTTGGTGCCGGACGTCGCATATTTGGAGGGACTGTAAATGGGTGCAATGCGTGATCTGGCAGTAGGGTCGACACGGCCGGCAACGACGACGTCAGCGCCGGCCCTGTGGCGTGGCAGCGTCGTCGAGGTGCTGGCCACCGGGTTGGTGTGGGTGAGAATTCCCCGCATGTCAGGACAGGACCCGATAGGACCACTCCAGACCGCCCAGCCGGGCCTTGTGATCGGGGACAATGTCATTGTCGGTGCGATTGGCGGAGACGTGAATGACCTG